GTGCGGCGGGGCGGGCGGCGGTGGCGGAGCAGGGACTTGAGCCTGCTGCCGCCGTCGTTGTGGACGAACCAGCCGGCGAGCTGGGCGAGGGTGAAGCGGCGGGGCTTCAGGTGCTTGTGCTCGCGGACGGTGAGGGTGCGGCCGTCGGGGAGGGTGTAGACGGTGGTGGTGGTGATGGTGGTGGTGGCGGTGATGGTGTCCATTGCGGGTTCCTTCCTGTGTGTGCCATAATGTAGCGCACTTGCTCGTGGCTCCGCAAGGGGCCTTTGATCCTGTTTTCTAGGAGGTTGCTGTGGCTGTCGCGCCAGTACCGTACGCGCTGCTTTGTGATCATCGTCTCTCTCTTTCGGCGAAGGTGGTGTACATCTACCTGTGGACGCGCGGCTGCGGAGAGGACTGGGCGCCGGTCTCAGTGAGGGGCGCGGCGAGGGCGCTGCACCTGTCCGAGACGACGGCGCTGCGCGCGTTCCGCCGCCTGGAGGAGACCGGGTGGCTGCGCCGCCGGCAGGTGTCCGCGATGCGCTGGGAGGGCTGGCTCCCGAACAGCCCACTCCGCCCGACACGGAAGGACTAGCAGAATGAGGCCCCCACCGCCATGGTGGGGGCCTCCTTCGTCCGTGGCGGCTACTCGTCAATGCCGGGCATGCAGGCCGCGTCCCAGGATGCATCCCAGCGTTCCTTCTCGGTGAGCGTCTTGCCGGGTGCGAGGACCCGGACGGTGTAGCCGAGCCCGTACCATCCGTTGTCCGTGCCGTCGATGTCGAGGAGGGGGAGCCGCTTGTCGTCGACCCAGACGAAGATGGTGGCGTCCACGAGGTCCTCGGCCCGGGTCCGGTTGTCCTCGACGGCGGCGCGCATGATGGTTCCGCCGGTGAGGGCGGCGTAGTTGTCGTGGGTCGGGAAGGTGACGAGGCCGTTGGCGCATCCGCCGCACCCTTCTGATCCGAGGAGGAAGAGGGTGGCGCCGTTGTCGAGGGCGATGGCGGCCTCGTTGCCGTCACGGTCCGCGGTGCTGGTGACGGCGGTGATGCGGTGACCGACGAGGGTTTCGATGATGGTCTGGTCGGTGGTGATCATGACGTCTCCTTTCGCGGGCCAGTGTACTGGACTGGGGGTTTGCAGGCAAGGATTGCGCAGGAGCGGTTCTGAAGGCCTTTCAGACCCCCGCCTAGGCGAGGGTACCGGAGAGGGGGTGTTCGGCCGTCCTAGGGGCCTTACAACGAGTCTGAGGGCATGTTCTGCGGGAGGGTGTCCCGGCCGGGTGGTGGGTGCGGGCTCCGGCGAGGGCGACGGAGGGCCCTCGGAACGGTCACGGGCGGTGAGAGAGAAGCGGGGCCCGCCGAGGGCCGGCCGTCACGTTCGGGCCGGCCCGGGGCTCGCTCTCCTCCCAAACCTCTTCTCGTTGACGGGGGCTCTCGTCCGCGGTGGCGGGGTGCTGTGCGGGCGTCGGGGCGCCTTCGACGCCCGCGCTTCACGGGTCCTGTCCGGCCGGTCTGGTCGGCCGAGGTCGCGAGCGGAGCGAGCAGACCGGTTGGTTGTTTTTCTCGTCCTTCCCCCGGAGCGCAGCGGAGCGAGCACCGGAGCGCCGAGCCGCCCACGGCGGTCGGCCGTCGCGGCCTGGAGGGGAGGGGGAGGTCTTCTTATTCAACCTAAGGAGGTTCTTATTATATGCATGCAGATTTTGCACTCTGTACAGGATGCAGATTTTGCACTCTGTACAGGATGCAGATTTTGCACTCTGTACAGGATGCAGATTTTGCACTCTGACTGCGGGTTTGCGTTGGAATCATGCGGGATTCTAGAAGTCCGTCCGCTCCTCGGCGAGTCCTTGCCCCCTCCACCGCCGATCGGGTACCCTGGGAGCCTCCCCGCCGGGGAGCCGTCATCGTCGGTGCGCGTCGCCAGGGGCGGACAGACAAAAAGTGGGCCTCCGCCCAGAGTGAGGAGCGGAGGCCCGAGAGAGAAGAGTTAGTGATGAGTATAGAGCACGACGAGATCGAGGTCAAGGGGACGCGGTTCGCGATGATCCCCCTGTGGCTGCTGGAGGCTGACGCCTCGCCTTCCGTGAAGATCGTGTACGCGGCCCTCCAGTCCTACGCAGCGGGGCGGGACGGCGACTGCTGCGTCCGGAAGTCCACCATCGCGAAGCGCATCGGCGTGAGTGCGCGCACCGTCTGCAACGCCCTGGATCTCCTGGAGGAGATGGGTGCGGTACGCGTCCAGCGTCGTCGTTCTGAGGGGCGGCAGCGCGCCAGCAGGTACGTTGTCCTGTTCGATGCCCCCGCGGGCCTGGCGCCCGCCCCCGAGCCGGAGCCCGAGCCGGAGCCCGAGCCGGAGATGCCCGCGTCCGGGGACCTGCTCGCCCTCCTCGGCCACGACTCTCCCGCTCAGGACCTCACGTCCAAGCCGGAGCCCGAGCCGGAGCCCGAGCCGGAGCCCGAGCCGGAGCCCGAGCCGGAGATGCCCGCGTCCGGGGACCTGCTCGCCCTCCTCGGCCACGACTCTCCCGCTCAGGACCTCACGTCCAAGCCGGAGCCCGAGCCGGTCGTCGACTTCGAGGCCGAGTTCGACAAGCTGTGGGCCATCCAGCCCAAGAAGACCGAGAAGGCCCGCAGCCTCAAGAAGTTCATCAAGGCGCGCAAGGACGGCGTCGCCCTGGACACGATGAGGTCCGCCCTCACCCTCCAGGCCGAGGTGTACCGCATGCAGCACCCCGACGGGAACGTCTCCTTCTTCCCGTCCCTGGCCGTGTGGATCAACGGGGCCCGGTGGGAGGACGAGGTCACGATGCCCGACAGCAGCCAGGTGTACGCGACGGAGCCCGCCCCGCGGCCGCAGTACGGGCAGCAGCCCAGGTACGGGGCCATGGTGCTCCAGGGGCAGGCTCCCGTGTCTCCCGAGGCGGCCCGTGAGACCCTGATCCGTCGCGTCCACGACGCTGAGGAGCGCAACGACGGCCGCTTCTACCCCCTGTCGGACACGGTCGAGTTCGCAGACAAGGTTGATTGTCGCGGCTACCTGCCGTGGTACGACACGGCCACCGGGGCGGAGGGTTTTGTGACTTCTGAGCGGGGCGGCCTGGAGGAGAGTGCCGTGTCGCAGCGGACCCGTGTCCGCAGGGAGAACGACAAGAGCGGCGGGAAGGGGAAGGGCTCTGCGCGGGAGGCTCTTGCGAGGCTGGGGTGGTTGACGGACTCTCCGGTGTCGCAGGTCGGGTACGTCCGTGCCTAGCTGTTGCGCCTTGTGTGCGAGCGTGGCATAATGGTGGCTGCGTTGGAGGTCGTCTCCAGCGCCCACCACCAACACGCGAAAGGATCCATCTCATGACCACGCCTCGGAAGACGTCCGACGGCACGTACGTGACCATGGCCCAGCTCGCCGCGAAGCTCGACGTCCACATCAACACTGTCCGCAACTGGATCAAGGCCGGGCACGTGAAGGCCGTGAAGATCGGCCACTGCGTCCGCATCCCGGCCACCGAGTTCGACCGGCTCGGCATTCCCCGCCCCGCTTTCAAGGACGGGGGCGACAAGTGAGCGCCAACGACCTGGCCGTGTTCAGCAGCCCCGACTTCGGGGACATCCGCGTCATCGAGAAGGAGGGCGAGCCCTGGTTCGTTGCCGCCGACGTCGCCCAGATCCTCGGCTACCGTGATGCCGCCAACGCGACACGCGGTCTCATGGAGGACGAGAAGGGTACTCAGATTGTGAGTACCCTCAGGGGCAGCCAGAAGGCAACCATCATCTCTGAGGCGGGCATGTACTCGCTGATCCTTCGCAGCCGTGTCGCAGGCGCCCAGGCTTTTAAGCGGTGGGTGACCCACGACGTCCTGCCGTCGATCCGCAAGCGCGGCGGCTACCTCACCCCTGAGGCTGCGGAGAAGGCCCTGACCGACCCCGACTTCATCATCCGGCTCGCCACCGCCCTGAAGGAGGAGCGCACCCGGAGGCAGGCCGCTGAGGCCCAGATCGAGGCCGACGCACCCCACGCGAGGTTTGGCCGAACCATCTCTGGCACGGACGGTGACCTTCTCGTCAAGCAGGTCGCCGACCTCATCACCCAGGGCGGCTACCCCATCAGCCAGGTGACACTCTTCAAGTGGCTCCGCAGCCACGGGTGGCTCTGCGCCAACCAGGGGCGCCTCTGGAACTCCCCCACCAAGTGGGCCCTCGAGCAGGGGTACGTGCGCTCCACCGTCCTGGTCGTCTCCACCAGCCGCGGCGACCAGGAGAAGACCACGCCCCGCATCACCACAGCCGGCCAGGAGGACCTCATCGACGGCTGGCTCACCGGACGCTACACGGAGGACAGGTAACCATGACGTACCAGCAGATCAACTCATCCGCGCTCGAGATCCTCTCCCTCATGGCCTCAGAGGCCGAGTTCGGGAAGGTGACGATCTCGTCCACGTCCGTCGGCAACGCCATCGGCGTCAAGCAGGAGACCGCCCGCCGTAACATGCGGTCCCTCGTGGACATGAACCTCCTGGAGGTCGTTGTCCCCCAGGCTGGGGCTCTCGCAGCCACGTACTGGGTGCCGCCCGCGGCCGTCTCCCTGCTCGACGCCCTTAACGGGGTCGGGAAGCCTGTGGCGACGCGCACGGACCGGCAGGAGGTCCTCTACGCCACCAGGGACGGATCCGTCACCATCGAGGAGGGGGATTGGGAGGTGTCGGCCGACGTGGACGCCTCCCTTCTCCTGCGCGTCCGGGGGAGCGCCCGGGTCACCGTGCCGGGGAATGTCTCGGTGGTGGCCTCCGAGAGCGCCAGGGTCGTCGCCTACGCCGACGCCGCGGTGACCGCCGGCGACTGCACGTTCGTTCGCGCGTACGGCGCGGACGTCAGTCTCTATGGCAACGCCGTGGGGGTTGTCTCCCAGGGTGGCACGGTGGTAGCGTTCGACTCGGCCTGCGTCTACGCGACCAACAGTGCCTACGTGATCGCCTACGACAACACGACGTGGCACGCTACTGATACTGTGGTCGTCCGCGCCGGCGGCCGGTCTCGTGGGACCCTGTCGAGTCGTGCGACGGCCTCCTTGACGGATGAGGCTGTGGCCCGGGCGTCCTGGTATGCGTCCGTCCTCCTGGACGGGGGCGCGATCGCGGAGGGCGGCGAGCAGGTCCGGGAAGAGGAGGTCTCCTCAGGCGTGGGGGCGCTCGAGCTCTACGGGGCCCTCCACAGTGGGAAGGCGCGCCTGTACAAGGTCCTCCCGGGGGACTGTGTGAGCGGCAGGCCTTTCAACAAGCCCACGGAGTGGGACATCGACTCCGACGTGGAGTGCGACGAGTGGCTTCCGGACTCGATCTGTGAGGGTGGCCTGTTCCTGTACGCCACGTTGGCGCACGCCGCGGCGGCGGCCGTGAATGGCGAGGTGATCGTGGAGGTCGTCGCGGACCCGACTGACGTCTTCTCGGTGGGTGACGGCGTGGTGAAGGCGCGCCGCGTCCACGTCGTCGAGAAGATGATGTGGAAGTGATGAGGGCTGACTCATAGCGGCGGGCCGACCGTCCGGGTGAAAGGAGTAAAGCCCTGGGCGGTCGGCCCTTACCCGCCTATTATTGCACCATGTGGTCGAGGGAGTCAAGGCGCCGCAAGGAGCTGCCGCCGGACTGGGCGCGGATCCGTCAAGCTGTCATCCGCAGGGATGGCGGTCGCTGCGTGTTCTGCGGCGGCCCGGGTAACCATGTGGATCATATTGATCCGGGTGGCCCGCACGAGCCGTGGAACCTCCGCCTGCTGTGCCAGCTGCACCACATGCAGCGGACGGCTGGGCAGGCGCACGCGGCCAGGCGGGCCCACGGGTGGACGAAACCGAGGCGCGAGCATAGACCAAAAGGCAAGCACCCGGGTATCCTATAGGCGTACGGCGCACCATTAGGAGGATGCTATGGGCAGTAGGGGGCCGATCCCGAAGAGGGCGGGCCAGGGGCACAGGATCACCCAGGCCAGGAAGGCCAAGGCCGGAGTCAAACGGGTCCGCGTCAAGGACGGCATCGTCAAGCCGCCCACGGCGGACCCCGAGTGGCACCCGATCGCGAAGGCGCTCTGGCAGGCGGTCAAGGACTCGAAGTACACGATCTACTACGAGCCGTCGGACTGGATCCTCCTGTTCGACGCCTGTGACGAGATCAGCGTCTACAAGAACGGCGGCATGAACCGGTCTGCGGTGATGCGCGCCTCCCTGAACCAGATGCTCTCCGGGCTCCTTCTCACCGAGGGAGACCGGCGCAGGGCGAGGGTTGAGATCGAGCGCGACACGAAGGCTGAGCCGGAGGAGTCCGCCGGTATCGTCGCGATGCGGGAGTTCCTGGCCAAGCGCGCCTCGAACGGCTGACCGGGGGTTGATGACACTTGGAGCGCACCGCCATTGACCCCATGTGGGACGCGCCGCCGAGGGAGCGGCTGATCACGATGCCCAGGGATCTCCCTGAGAGGACCCTGGGGCTGGTTGCTGCGGCGTGGATGATCGACAACCTGCGGCAGCCGAACGGGCCTCGCGCGGGTGAGGCGTTCACGCCGACGCCGCAGCAGATCGAGTTCCTGATGCACATGTACGCCCTGAACCCGGATGGGTCGTGGGTGTACAACTGGGCAGTACGGCGCTTGGGGAAGGGAAGTGGCAAAGCGTGTGGCCTGGATCACCCTATCCTGACTGGTGTCGGTTGGAAGACATACGGCACTGTCGAGGTCGGAGACATCGTCTACTCTGCCTCCGGCGCCCCCGTCGCCATCACAAAGCTTCACGAGATCCGTGACGACTACGACATGTGGGACGTCCACTTCTCTGACGGGGTCACTGAGACGTTCTCCGGCGGCCACCTGTTCGTCGTGGACGAGTTCGTCGGAAAAGACAAGCGCAGGCGCGTCACCAAGTCTGTGGTGGACATGCTGGACAGCGGGCTCATGTTCAAGCGGCCGGACGTCGCCAGGTACGCCCTGCCGCCGCAGCCGGTACTGGAGATGCCGGAGCGGGACCTGCCCATGGACCCGTACGTCTTGGGCTACCGGCTCGGAGACGGAGACACAGACGGCGGCCGTAAGCACATCCCGGACGCCTACCTGTACGCCTCCGCCGAGCAGCGGCGCGCTCTTGCTCGGGGGCTCCTGGACTCCGACGGGTACGTGGCGAAGAATGGGTCTGCCGAGTGGTGTACCGTACGCAAGGAGATGGCCTCCCAGTTCGCGCAGCTGCTCCGCACTCTCGGCGTCAGGGTGAACGTCCGCGAGTCGGACGCGACACTCAACGGCCGCGTCGTCGGCAAGAGGTACCGACTCACCTTCAAGCCCTACAGGCACCAGCGGCTCTTCACACTCCCTCGCAAGATCGAGCGCGTCAAGGAGCAGAAGCGGAAGCCTCAGCCGATCACGATCCGCAGCATCACCCGCGCCCCCGGCCAGGCCGCACGGTGCATCAGCGTGGACGGAGACGGCACATACCTCACCGGCGAGACGCTCAAGCCGACCCACAACAGCCCGTTCGCCGCCGCTTTGTCGATGTTTGAGCTGTTGGGGCCCTGCCGGTTCGACCGGTGGGACGACTCCTCCCCGCTGGGCGTGGAGGGCAAGACGATGGCGATGGCGTGGATCCAGGTCGTCGCCACCAGCGAGCAGCAGACTAAGAACACGATGCGCATGGTGCGGGCGTTCGCCGCCAAGGGGTCACCGCTCGCCCAGCGGTACGGGCTGACGGTGGGGAAGACATTCCTGGACTCGGCGTCCGGGGACCAGCTGGAGCAGAAGGCATCCTCCTCCAGGTCCCTAGAGGGAGGGGAGACGTCGTTCACCGTCTGTGACGAGCTGGAGCACTGGGTGCCGTCGAACGGGGGCCCGGAGCTGATGAACACGATCGAGCAGAACGCCGCCAAGACCGGGGCGAGGACGCTGCACACGTGCAACGCGTGGGAGCCCGGGGAGTCGTCCGCGGCCGAGGCGACGTTCGAGGACTGGGTCCTTCAGGAGGAGGGGCGGACGAGGAACCGGAAGAAGATCCTCTACGACGCCCGTATGGCGCCTCCGAACACGGCCCTGGTGGATGACCCGCCTGAGCATCAGGTGCCGCTCCAGCAGGCCTTGGAGTTCGTCTACGAGGGGTGCCCGTGGGTGGACCTGGAGGCGACGAAGGCGCTGATCTGGTCCCCGAGGTACACGGAGTCGAGGTCGATCAGGTTCTTCCTGAACCGGCCGACCGCGGCTGACAACGCGTGGGTGGCCCTGGAGGAGTGGACGCTCTTGCGGGACCCGACCCGTGTCGTCCGCAAGGCTGATGGGGAGGAGCCGGGGGAGGAGATCGTCATGTTCTTCGACGGCTCCCGGTCGAACGACCACACCGCCCTGGTCGGCTGCTGCATGTCGGACGGGCACGTCTTCAAGATCGGCCACTGGGCTCCGGAGAAGGCGTCGGGCCTGGTGAACGTGTCCAAGGTGGACGCCGCCGTGCGGAGGGCGTTCGAGGACTACCAGGTTGTCGCGTTCTGGGCCGACGTCCGTGAGTGGGAGTCGTTCACGAGGACGACGTGGCCCGAGGACCTCGGTGACGGCCTGATCCTCCCGGCGGTGCGGGGTCAGGGCATGTCGGCGTCGCTGGTGGCGTGGGACATGCGTTCTCACGCCTACCAGTTCGCTGAGGCGGCGGAGACGGCGTACGACGAGATCCAGAAGCAGGCGTTCACGCACGACGGGTCCGCGGACATGGGTGAGCACGTGTCGAACTGCCGCGTGAATGAGTTCAAGGGGCGGTTCAGCGTGAAGAAGGAGTCGCCGAAGTCGCCGAAGAAGATAGACTTAGCGGTTTGCATGATAGGTGCTAGAATGCTCTATAGGGCCGTCCTATCGTCTAAGGAGTGGGCGGCCAGGAACAAGCCGGCCGGGCAGTGGAGGGCGTACCTGTGAGCTTCGAGAACCTTATGAGGGCTTTCGAGTCGGGTGCGCTCCGCCCGCGGGGCGGCATGGAGGCCTACTACGAGGGGCGAGCCAGGGTGGCCGCCCTCGGCGTGTCCCTGCCGCCGAAGGCCCGCGTCCTGGAGGTCCAGGCGCCGTGGGCGAAGATGGCGATCGACGTCCTCACTGAGGTGCTGATCCCGTCGGGGTTCATCACCTCCTGTGAGGAGGACCTTGAGGCTGTCGGCTGGGTTGAGAAGACGTGGCAGCATAACGACATGGACTCCCAGTTCAACCTTGCCGCCTCGGAGGCCCTGGCCACGGGCGCCTCGTTCTGGGTCCTGTCCCCGCCCGACGAGATGTCGGAGTACCCGTACGTGCGGGCACTGGATTCCAAGCACGCCTGCGTCCGCATGGACTGGCAGGGGCGGCTCCTGGAGGGTCTCGCCGTCTACCGCGTGGACGCGGAGACTGTCGGCGCCACCTACTACCTGCCTGACGGCGTCATCTTCTACAAGCGCCTGGAGGGCGGGGAGTGGCTGACCGACGGGTCCGGCCGCCTGGACTCGTGGGGGCCATCAATCGTCCCAATGTACAACCGGGCCCGCATCAAGGACAAGTACGGGCGCAGCGAGCTGACGGAGATGGCAACGATCATCGACGCCGCCTCCCGGACGCTCACGAACATTCAGGTCGGCCAGGAGGTGGCGGCCTGGCCGTTGCGCCTCCTCATCGGCGATCACTCTGCCCAGATTCTGGACAGCATGCCGGACACGATGCAGGCCTATATCGGGAACATCCTGGCGGCTCCGGCGGGCTCGGACATCAAGCAGCTGACCGGCGTGGATATGACGCCGATCCAGAACATCTATAAGCTTTACGCTCTTCAGATCTCTTCGATGACCGGTATCCCTCCGTCGATGATGGGTGTGTCCGCGGACTCGAACCCGACGTCGGCGGAGGCTCTGCGCGTGGCTAAGGACAGGCTGATCGCGAGGGCGGAGAACAAGCAACGGCAGTTCGCCGACAGTCTGGAGCGGATCGCCCGCATGGTGTGCGTGATGGGCGGATTCGACCTGGTTGAGTCGACTGCCCTGGAGGTTCAGTGGCGTGACGCCGCGGCACCGTCGGTGTCGGCGATGATGGCGTCCGCCTTGCAGGCACAGGCGCAGGGCGTCTTGTCCGCGCAGACGGCCCGCGATTTCATGATGCTGTCTCCTCAGCAGCGTGAGCGTGAGGACGCTCGCAGCCAGGAGGTTGACGAGATGGCCGGGGCCGGTGTCGCTGACAGGTCTGCCCCCGAGGACGCGGACGACGAGGACGACGAGGCGCAGGACGCCGAGGAGAAGGAGAGGCCCCGGAAGGAGAGGCGTGACTGAGGCCGTGTTCCGCGCCCTCCTGGACGCGATCCTTGCCCTGTTCCGGCGGAGGGCGTCCTCTGTGCTGCGGGCGCTCCCGGCGGAGAGTACGGCTGCGGGCGCTGATGCTGTGGCTGAGGCCCTGTTCCATGAGGTGGTTGAGCACCGGCGTCTGGCTCATTCTGCCGGCGTCCTCTTTCTACGAGGGCAAGCGCGCCTGCACGGCGGTGACGAGGCGTGGGTGCCCCGCCAGTCCCCGTACAGTCGGCGAGCCCTTCGGCAGGGGCTGAGGGACGTTCCTGGTGGCCTGAGGCGCGGGAACGAGGCCGCCGTGGGGCGCGTGCTGGCGCATCACGTGGAGGCCGCCGGGCGGCAGGCTGTGGCGAGGGGTGTCATTGAGGCGCCTCCGGACCCGGATGGTATGCGGGAGCACGTGGAGTCCCTGGAGAAGGGGTTGAAGCAGTTCCCTCCGTCGGTGCGGAAGGCTGTCAGGAGGGCCGCTGAGGCGCAGGCCTCCGTGGAGGACCGTCAGGTCAAGGAGCGGGAGGCGGCGGAGGAGAAGCGCCGCAAGGCCCGGAAGAAGGCTCAGAAGGCAGAGAAGAAGGCTCAGAAGAAGGCCCAGAAGGCAGAGAGGAAGGCCGAGGAGCCGCGCCCGCACCTTGAGACGAAGGAGGAGCGGGCCGCCCGCCGCCGGAAGGCGCTCGATGACGCCTTCGGGAAGATCGCTGACCGTATCGGCGAGGCGATCGAGGACGTCGAGGCTGAGGAGCCTCTCCGGAGGATCGTCCGGGAGCGGGCCCCCCTGGCCGTGGAGGACCCTCCTGACAGAGACCGGACGGACCGGCAGGGGAGGCGAATCCTCAAGGCGTTCGCATGGGCGCGGGTCGTGCACCCCGGCAAGCATGGCCCCTGCGGGTTCTGCGCGATGCTCGCCGGCCGTGGCCCCGTGTACAAGACGCAGGGGACGGCCGCGTTCGCCTACCACTACGGGGACCGTTGCACGGTCGTCCCGGTGTTCACGAGCCGGGCGTGGCCGGGCAAGAAGGCGGCCGCGAAGTATGCGGCCACGTACGACAAGGTCGTCCGCGGCAAGGACCTTCACGGGGCTGAGGCACGGTCGGCGATGGACAGAGCGTTGCGCGGCACAAGGTCGCGTGAGAAGTCAGCGAGACGTAAGGAGCGCACAAATGGCTGACAGTACCAGTGAGGCGAGGGAGATCGCCGCGGACACTGAGGTGGAGACGATCATTCAGAGGCCGTCGTCGCCTCCGGTCGTCCCTGAGGCCGCTCAGGAGGCTCCTGCGGCCCCCGTGGAGGCGCCTCGGGAGCCTGCTCCTGCCCCCGTACCCGCGGTCGTCCCTGAGGCCGCTCAGGAGGCTCCTGAGGCGTCTGAGGGGCGGTCGGTGGACGGCCGTATCGCCGCCCTGGAGCAGGCCCTTCAGGAGATGCGGGCCGAGCGGGAGGAGGCCGCCAAGCAGGCCCTGGAGGACAAGCGGTCCCGACTCCTCTCTGATGCTGGACTTTCCCCAGAGTATGCGGCCCTCCTTGACGGCAACCCCGACTCCTGGCAGCAGAAGGCCTCCCTCCTGTCCGCTCTGCGAGGCCAGGGCGGCGATAAGAAGCCCGTATCAGTCCCAAGGGACCCGATCATGAATTCTGATACCATGGGCGCAACCAGCAACATGGAGGAGCAGGCCGCCGGGTTCTTCGGCCTGTCCTGACACACAGGAAGGATTACGCGAATGCCCGATCCGGTCGCCGCGTCCCACGCACTTGAGAAGCTCCTCTCGGGAGAGAAGAAGGGAGTCTTCCCGCCCGAGGTCATCGCGGGCATCTGGTCCAACGCCTACAAGGGCAGCGTCATGCAGACCCTGGCACAGACCCGCCCCGTCACCCTCTCCGGCGCGGTCCTCCCTTTCCCGATGGGCCACGCCACCGCCGGTGTCGTCGCTGAGGGCGCCGTCAAGCCGACGGTCAACCTGAACTTCGACGTCCGCAAGATCGTCCCGATCAAGGTCGCCGCCGGTGTCGTCCTCTCCGAGGAGGTCATCCGCCACTCTCCCGTGGCCGCCTACCTCGACCTCCAGCAGCAGTTGTCCGACTCGATCAGCCGCGCCATGGACAACTCCATCCTCCACGGCAAGGACGCGATCACCGGCAACCTCCTCGCGGGTCAGACGCCGATCATCTCAGCTGCCGCCAACCAGGTCGTCATCGACTACGCGGACACCAAGCCCGACGCTCTCCTGAAGAAGGCCCTGGAGGGTGTGGACGCCGTTGAGGCCGCGAACGAGGACTTCGAGATCGACTCGTTCGTCGCCCGTAAGAACGTGCGCACCAAGATCCTCGGCGTGTCCGACACCCTTGGCCGCCCGCTCTTCCAGGCGTCCGCGAACCTCGCCGACCCGGTCGGCATGTTCCTCGGCCTGCCGATCCACTTCACGTCCGCCGTCGGCGGCTACGAGAAGGCGAAGATCGAGGAGACCGACGCCGTCATGGTTGGCGGTTCCTTCAAGAACAACCTGGTCATCGGCAACGTCATGGACATCGAGATGCGCCAGGCCCAGGAGTACGGCTTCGGCCACGACCTGTTCGCCCACAATGAGCGGGCGTTCCTCGCCGAGGCCATCTTCGGCTGGTGCATCCGCGACCCGAAGGCCTTCGCCGTCTTCAAGAAGAAGCCCTGACAAGACCCGGGCGCGGTCCCCTGAGAATGATGGTGAGGAGGATGCTGGCATGACGGTGGCGACGCTGGAGGATGTGAAGGCGGCCCTGCTGCGGGACCCTGATCCTACGGACGAGGTCCCTTTCGTCCAGCCGATGCTTGACTACGTTGAGGCCAGCATCCTCCTCACCGTCCCCGATGCCCTCGACAGGGCGAAGGTCAGGAAGCCTTATGAGACTGTCCTCAAGCGCATTGAGGCGGAGTGCGTGTGCAGGGTGCTGCGGGCCCCCGCCGGTGGCGTCCTGAAGTATGAGACTGAGGGCTCGTACACCTACAGCGTGAACACGGCAATCGCCAGTGGTTTGCTGGAGGTGCGTCCCGCGGAGATGGCTCTCCTCGTGGAGCACCCGGGCGGGTGGACGGCGATGACCGCCGAGGGCGACGGGTACCTCCAGTACAGGCGGGGCCTGCATCAGGAGGGCTCCTGGGTGCAGACGATGGGCAGGCAGGATCCTGCCGACCCGCCGCCGTCCGACCTGGCTGGGGTGACTCCGTGGGGTGACTGGTGATGGCCGGGGCGTACAAGCCGCGGCGCCGCCGGTTCCTTGAGGAGGGCCCCCACACGGTCGAGGTGACGCCGATGGTCGTGGAGGACGGCCCCACGGGCCGCCGCTACGTCCCCGGCACCCCCGTGGTGGTCAGCAAGGTCCTCGTCCAGCCGTCCTCTGGGTCGGCGCTCCGGGCCTCGGAGACGAGGACGGTGGAGAAGGGCCTGTTCGACGAGACCGTGCGCGTCATCTACGGGCGCGGCCCCTGGCCGGGCGGCCCCCACAGCAAGATCCGGGTCCTCAACGGCCCCGAGGGGGCGGATGGCACCACTTTCCAACAGGCGGGCTCCGCAGTCCACTACGGGGCGTCCCCGATGACCGCTCACTACAAGGTCCGTGTCGATGCAGTCGGGGTGACCAGCAAGTGAGCGGCGATATCACGGTCTACGATGACGAGCGGACGCACGAGGCTATTGCGGCTGTGGCCTCCCGGCAGCCGGAGTTCGCCGCCGCCGCCGCGAAGATCCTCGCCGAGGTAAAGGCCGAGGCCGCCGCGCACGTGCACACCGGCCGGTTCCTTTCAAAGATCACGATGCACCAGGAGAAGACGGACTGGCACATCGAGATCGATGACCTGGCTTATGACTGGAACACGGAGATGGGCCACTACGCCGGCGAGCGCGGCAAGCCCGGCCGCAGGTGGGTCAAGGGTATCGGCGTGTTCCGTAACGTCGTCCGCAGGCACGGGGGATTCTAGTGGCCCGGTATCTTGAGCATACGCCGGTGATGCCGCTGACTCTCATGGTCGAGGCCACGCGCCTGGCCTGCAAGGGTGCGACCGTCCTGACTGAGGCGCAGGTCGATATCCGCCCCGACGTTGACGACACGGAAGGGCCCCTCGTCGTTGTCCAGGTGTACTCCACCGACGCCCTGGAGAAGGGGCCGTTCGGCGCCGCGGTCCAGCTGCGTGTGCGGTGGTACGTGGTCCACCCGGACGCCCACACGGCCGAGTCCATGGCGCAGCAGCTGATGGTGGGGATGAACCGCATCTGGCGTGACGGCACCCCTCTTAACGGCGGAATGATCTCCTACCTGGAGATGGGGTACCCGTTCCTCGGGGGACTCCAGTTCAACACGTCAGACTACAACGAGTTCAACGTCACCGCGGTGGTCGTGGTGCGCTCAACGGAACGGCAGGAAGGTTAGGAAATGGCGAACACCAGTAACGCCGACAACGAGATCCAGATTGCGGGGATGGGGCACGTCTACGTCGGCGACGTCGACGCCAACGCCCCTGACCTCTGGGCCTACACGTTCGGTGACGGCACCACCCTGGAGGCGCAGGGCTGGACGTGGATTGGCGACACGTCGTCTGAGAACCTCATCGAGTTCGAGACCGACGGCGGTGACACCTCCACCAAGGACACGTGGGACCGCAAGAACGCCCGCTCGACGCGTGCGACGAAGACAACGAACGTGACGATCTCCTCCGTGTCCATGTCTGACGACACGATCAACATCGCGTTCCCCGGCTCCACGCACGTGGAGTCGACCGACGGCTACGACCTGGTCCTCTCGGGCAGCATCGACAAGGCGATCCTGATCGTCATCGAGGAGGGGCAGCTTGTCTCCGGCATGCTCCTGCGGAAGGTGAACCTGTCCGGTGACATGCCGACCCTGGACAAGGAGAACTTCACCGAGATCAAGATCAAGGGTGTCATCCTGACTCCCCCGTCCGGTAAGGCCCCGGTCCACTACCTGAAGCCGCGCACCGTCACCGGCGCGTCCGCCGCGGCTCCGACCGTCACGAGTATCTCCCCGAAGACGGGCAAAGTCGGTGCGGCCGTGACCCTGACCGGCACGAACTTCGACGGTGTCCGCAAGGTCCTGTTCGGCACCGCGCGGGCGGCGTTCACGAAGAAGTCGGGGACCGTCATCACCTGCACCGTGCCCCCGGTCGCCGCCGGCCAGCAGGAGGTGGCCGTGGTCAACGGCAAGGGCCGCGGCGCCGCCACCGAGAAGTTCACTGTCACGACCTGACCCAGTTCTCCGCCCCGGGGCCGCTCATGGTGTGCTCCCGGCACCGGGGCGGAGTATCCACGCGTGGGGCGCACCGCACATAGGAGCACGCTATGGCAGACAGCAAGAAGCAGGAGGCGCCCGCGCCCGCCGAGTTCAGCGAGGTCGAGGGGCACGAGCTGATCGTGGACCCTCGCACCCTGCTGCCGTCCCAGGCGATGCGGCTGCTCGCAGCAGCCGGTATCGAGCCGGGAGGTGACGTGACCCTCGACGTCGTCCAGCGGATGATGGAGGAGATTGAGGAGTCCTTCCTGGTGGACGCGGAGGGGTACACGGAGTTCTACCGTAAGCGCGGCCTCGGGAAGGTCATCGAGCTCGTCGGCGCGTTCCTGGGGGAACTGCTCGGCGACGAGATCTGAGGCTCTTCCTCGACGAGAACCCGGACGCCGACGTCGACTTGTTCGCCCTGTACGGCGTGGACGGGCGTGACGCCGGCGTCCGGCTGTCTCTCATCGAGGGTCTCGTTGCCAGGCTCCCGTATGAGCCTCGGTCGTTGTGGCGGGCCCGCGCCCTGCTCGGCGGGGAGGAGTGGTTCGGATGGTCCGTGGCGGAGAGGCAGCGGGCTGACCTGATGGACGTGTCTGTGCTGACGCTGCGTGCCTGCGCCCAGCAGAAGGCGTCCCTGCGGCCCTCGGAGTACGCCGGCAGGCCGTCTCCGCCGTCTCAGAAGGAGCGGGTCTCCTCGTCTGATAGCCATGGCGTGGCTGCTATACTGTCTTCTATAGGCTGATCTGATAGGTGGTGGGCTGTGCCCAAGGGGATCGTCGGTAAGCTCGGCGTCAAGGTTGCCCCGGACCTCACGAAGTTCGCCCAGGAACTGAAGCAGAAGCTCAGGAAGGTCCGGGAGACCACCGACTTCGACCTGCCCGTCGGCCTCGTCCTCGACGACGGGGACGTCAAACAGATCCAGGAGCGCATCAAGCGGCTGGACGCTACAACGAAGATCAAGGTCGCCCTCGACAAGAAGTCGCTGAAGAAGGCCAAGGAGAAGATCAAGAGCCTCGACGCGACGATCAAGGCGAAGGTCAAGGTCGATGAGGCGTCCCTGAAGAAGGTGCAGGCGCGGATCCAGAGGCTCGGCGGCTCGGGCGTGGCCCCGAAGATCAAGCCGAAGGTCGAGAGGAAGTCCCTCGACGAGCTGTGGAAGGCGTTCGAGAACGCTGACACGAAGGTCACCCCCCGCCTGGACCGGACGGGGATCACCCGGATCCGGGAGCAGCTGAAGGCCCAGGACTGGCCAACCGCCGAGATCAAGCCGCACCTTGACGCGAAGAAGATCAAGGCGCAGGAAGAGGCCCTGGACCGGGGCGGCGTCAAGATCCGGATCGACCTTGATGAGTCGTCCTACCGGCGTGTCCAGGAGCGGATCAAGCGGCTGGGTGAGCGGGTGAAGATCCACCTGCACCTGGACGAGTCCGACTACCACAAGATCAGGCGTAAGCTTGGCCGCCTGGACACGTCGGTGACCGTGAACGCGGACGCGGACACGGGTAAGGCGCGGGCGAAGTTCGCGTGGCTGGCGCGCCGCCGGTACGTCCACTTCCAGGCCGTGGCAGACAGTGCCGCCCTGGCGAAGGTGGAGATGTACTTCAAGCGCCTGTCCGGGTTCCGGGCCCTGTCCGACTGGGCGAGGCAGGCGAAGGACGTCGTCGAGAACATGGACAAGCTCGCGCTGACCATGGGTACGGCAGCCTCGGCAGTCCTGGCGTTCGGGTCCGCGGCGACGGCCCTGGTGGGGACACTGGGCGCCCTGGCGAGGCTGCTCGCGGGTATCGCCCCCGCTGGGCTGGCGCTGCCGGGTATCTTCATGGGGATGGCGACGGGGGCCGCGACCCTGGTCCTGTCCCTGAAGGACGCGAAGGACCACCTGTCGGACGTGGGTGACGCGTTCAAGCAGGTGCAGAAGAACTTCTCCGCCGCGTTCTGGTCCGAGGCTGAGGACTCGATCCGGTCCCTCGCCAGTGATGCGATGCCGATCCTTGACGCGCAGCTGACCGAGTTGGCCAGGGCCCAGGGGCAGTGGACGGCCGCCGTCGCCAACGCGGTTCACGGGCACCTGCCTCAGCTGGAGTCCTCGCTGGCGAACACCGCTGAGGGCGCTAGGCGGGCGACCCGCGGGTTCGGGTCGTTCACTGAGGGGCTGCTGACGATCGGTGAGGTTGGTGCCCGGTACCTGCCTATGCTGGGGGACTACTTCTCTGACATGGGGGACCGGTTCGCGGAGTGGGCCGCCCGCGCTGCGGGGGACGGCAGTATCGACAGGGCGATCCAGCGTGGCGCTGACGCGGCCCGCCGGTCGATCAGCATCATGAAGGATCTCGGGTCCGCCGTGGGCGCCGTTTTCAAGGCGGCCGACAAGGGCGGGTACACGATCGAGCGGGCTGAGAAGAGCATTGCCGGGTTCGCGAAGGCCCTGAATTCCATGAAGGGTCAGACGATCTTGACGAACATCTTCGCCGGTGCGGCCGGTGGGATGGATGCCCTGTCCGTGGCCGTGGCGAAGACGACGGATGACCTGGTGGCGTTCTCGTTCACGCTGAAGCGGGCGATGGTTGACGGGTCTGTGGCGGCGGGGAACGCGTGGCAGGTCCTCGCGAAGGTCCTCGGGAACGAGCGGTTCGGCCTGGGCGTGTCTGACTTCTTCATCGGCCTGAACAAGGGGCTGAAGGCGTTGCAGGGGTCTGCCCCGCAGATCGGCCAGCTGCTGGGTTCCATCCTGACCCTGGGTGGGGCCTTGGCCGGGACGGTGGGGAAGGTTCTGGCGAAGGCGTTTGAGAAGCTCGGGCCGCCCGTGTCCCGCCTGCTGGAGGCGCTGGCCCCGTTGGCTGAGGCGCTGGGCGACTGGCTGGTGCAGGCTATTGAGAAGCTTTCCCCCTATATCACGAAGATCATCGACGACTTCCTGATCCCGCTTATCAACAAGCTTACGGAGTCGCCGGGCCTGGTGACGGCCCTGGTGATCGCGTTCATGGGGTTCAAGGGGGTCCTGGGCCTGCTGCCGGGGCTCCTGTCCCTGGCCTCCACGCTGGTTCCCCTGATTACGAGCGTGGAAGGGCTCGGGTCGGCCCTGCTGGGCGTCCTCGGGCCGGTCGGCCTGGTGATTGCCGCGATCATCGCCCTGGTCGCGATCTTCGTCCTGCTGTGGAACAGCTCCCAGACGTTCCGTGACACGGTCACCCAGAACTGGGAGGACGTGAAGGCGAAGGTCGAGGAGGCCGTCACCGCGATCACGGACTGGGTGAACAACGAGCTCGTCCCCGCGTTCTCGGGCTGCTGGTCGGCGATCTCTCAGTTCTGGCAGGAGTACGGGCTGCCGATGTTCCAGTCGATCGACGCTATGGTCGAGTGGTTGGAGCCGATCTGGACCGGGTGGTGGAACGCCGCCCAGGATATTGTGATCGGCGTCTGGGATGTCATCAAGGGAGCGGTGATCGGCGCCCTGAACATCATCCAGGGCATCTTCGAGGTCGTCCTAGGCGTGCTTCACGGCGACTGGGACGAGGTGTGGCAGGGCATATCCCACATCACGAGCGGGGCCCTGAGCATCATCCAGGGGACTATCAGCGGAGCCCTCCATATCATCATCGGTCTCTTCCAGTGGATGTACACGACGGCGTGGGGAATCGTCTCGACGATGATGCAGGTCATCATCTCGATCCTCCGGACCGGGTGGACGTTCGCTGCTAACGCGACGCGGATGGCTATCAGCGGGATGATCAGCTTCATCACGAACCTGCCGCAGCGGATCCGGTCCATCTTCTCTGGTGCGGGGTCGTGGCTGCTGCAAGCGGGCCGTAACATCATCAGCGGTCTTATCAGCGGGATCCGGGGGTCTATTGGGCGGCTCTCCTCGACCCTGGGGGGGCTGACGAGGATGATCCCCAGGTGGAAGGGCCCTGCCCCGGTTGACAAGCGGATTCTTCAGCCTGCTGGGCGGCTTCTCATCAGGGGCCTGGTGACGGGTATCGAGGATGAGGAGCCGGCGGTGAAGCGGTCTCTGCGGGGGCTGACCGGCCGCCTGCCCGGGATGACCGTGAACCATGAGGTTGACGGCGGCGACTTCAGCAAGAGCGGGGCGTCCATCACTATCAACCAGTACAATCCTGTCCAGGAGACGGATTCGGCTGTCCGTGACAAGGTGGCGTCCGGGATCCGCCTGGCGGCCTCACTGTAGGAGAAGAATATGGCGACTAACTACCGGATCGACGGCGCACCGATGGAAGACCCCGACGGGAGGTGGCAGGTTGGTGCGGAGATCTACCAGCCGACGGAGACGATCTCCGTCTCCCGTAACGGGGCGGACGTGCAGGTGCCGACGACGCCGTTCGTCCTGTTCCAGACGTACACCGTGAAGGACGTCGTGGCGTTCCGCGACTGGTTGGACTCGATCCCGTGGGGCGCGACCCTGTCGAGGCCGATGGGCGGGCAGACCCGGTTGGAGTCGCCGGTGGCCGTGGAGCACGTGGGAGACCCGTTCCAGGTCGGGGCGGGCGCGTACAACGTCCACGTGGAGTGGCGTGGCCTGACCGGCGTGTGGCGTGATGCCAACCCGCGGCAGATCGTGCTCCGGTCCCTCGCCGCGTGGGACGCGCAGGCCGTGTTCCCCGTCGACGGCGTCCGGCTGTCCGTCCTGAACCCGCTGGTACGCCTGAAGATCACCTGCGGCATATCCGGCTCCTGGATCATGTGGGAGGGTACCGCCAACGGGTCCGCCCCGCACCTGCTGATCGACACCAGTACGCTGCGGGCCCGCCGAGGCCTGGAGTGGTTCCCCCAAGATGGCAATGACGTGTCCGACGGGCTGACCGTCTGCCCGGACGGGTTCGTCCTGTGCCCCGGGAAGGACGGCAAGTTCTCCCTGACCATCGACGGCTCCCGGCCGACCGACAACCCTCACAAGGTTGAGATGCGGGCCGCGTACTGATGGCTTCGGAGTACTACCTGGACGGCGTCCCCCTGGACGACCCGGCGGGGCGGTGGTTCGTCACGTCTGAGACGCTCCTGCCGACCCTGGGTGCGCCGCGGAACGTGTCTACGACCGTCCCGTGGCGGTCCGGGGTGCTCCCGCAGGCGCCGGCGACGGTTGACCCGTTCCAGGTGACGGTGAAGGTCGTCGTCCAGGACTCCGGCCGCGGCAGGGAGGGCCTGGACACGAACTACTGGGCGCTGATGCGGATGGTCCGCCGCATGGGCTCCCTGATCACCATGCAGCACCGTCCCCCGGGTGGTACGGCGAAGCAGGCCCTGGTGCGCCTGTCCTCCAGCGTGGAGCCCGCGTTCTTCTACGCGGAGAACATGATTGAGGTGTCTCTTGTGTTCGAGGGCGTGGAGGGGGTCTGGTGGGACGAGCGTGAGACGACTGTCGGCCTGGACAGCCTGTCTACGCTGATGGGGTCGGCGATGCCGATCACCCGGTGCCTGATCGACGTGGAGACGCCGACGGGCGCCGTGGTCATCCGGGACGTCCCCTCCGGTGGCGTCCTGGCATGGTCGGGGACGGTCCCGAAGAACGTGTACCACATGGTGATTGACGTGTACGCGTACCGGGTTGTTCTCACGGATGACTGGTGGAAGATGACGGGGACGGACGCGTCTGGTGGCCTGTCTCAGCCTCCTGGGGGTTGGGCGCTGACTCCTGACGGGCAGGGGCGGTTCTCGGTGACGACGTCGGGGGCGCCGAGGAACGTCCGGTTCCGGTGCCGGAGGGCGTACTGATGGGGCCGAGGCTGGGGCTGCGCCTGGTCGCCTACACGCCGATGGGCGGCCGTCTGGGGGTGATGCCGGACGTCCTGGAGATGACGCTGACGTGCCCCCTGAATGACACGCCCACGCTGACTGTGTCCTACCCGGAGGCGGATGGCATCCGTGGCGGCCTGCTGGACTCTGAGGTGGAGCTTGCTGTCGAGTACACGGCTGATAACGGGGAGTCGTGGGTCGAGCCCCCGGGGGCGAGGTTCCTGACGACGAAGGTTGAGCGGAACCTGATGTCTGACGGGACGGGGACGCGGCGGGCGGAGTGCGTGCACATCAGCCACGTCCTCCGGGGGGCCCTGGTCTGGGACCCGCCGAAGACGGCACAGGACTCGGACGGCAAGTGGAACTTCCTGTCCGTGAACGCCGGGACGATCGTGAAGACGGTGTGGGACGCTGCCGTGGCCCGGGGGTGGGGGAAGGCCCTCACGTTGAGGGGTTCTGCGTCTGCTGATGCGGCTGGGGCGAAGTGGAAGTCGATCATGACGATCGCCTACGATCCGACGATTGACCTGCTGTCCCTGGTGAAGTCCTTGTACGACCTGGGGATCATGGATCGTCGGTGGGACGGCCGCACCCTGTCCCTGTTCAACAACGACACGGTGATGGCCCAGTCGAACCCTCGGGTGTGGCGGCTTCACGGAGGCTCCTCCTCGGCGGAGGAGGCTGTGACGTGGCAGGAGATGTGCACGGACGTCCTCGTCGACGGGGAGGGCACGCACAGGTGGCGGTTCCACAACGCTGAGGCGCCGGCCGGGCTGCGGCGGACGGAGAAGGTCGTGTCCGCCGGTGGTGTGGAGAAGGAGACGACAGCCCGGATCATCGCCCAGAAGACGCTTATCAGTGGCGCTCACCCGGACCAGGAGGTGAAGCGGGAGTGGGACCTGGGCATGGACGGCGTCCTGCTGCCGTGGGTGGACTATCAGGTCGGTGACTGGCTGCGCGTGGAGCGTTCCAATGGGTTGGAGCGGCTCCGCGTGATGCAGGTGTCTGTGACCCTGGACTCGTCGGGGGTGAGCGGGCACACGACGTTCGGGACGGTCCTGGAGGACTACCTGTCCCGCCTGGCGAAGAAGACGAAGGGCATCGCCGGGCTGGCGGCGACGTCCGGGTCCGGGGTACGGCCGTCCAAACCGTCCGACCGGCGGACGCCCGCCAAACCGCTGGGCGTGGTCGGGTCCGGGGTGATCATCCCTACCGAGTCGGGAGCCGGCCACTTCGGGGCGATCCGCCTGTCATGGGCGCCGGTGACCACGGACACGCGGGGAGTGTCCCTGGATATCCGCGACTACCGTGTCATCTGCTCCTACCAGGTGACTCTTCCGGGCGGGGGCACGTATCGGCAGGGCCTGCCTTACCAGGTGACCGGGTCGAACAGCGTGGACTTCCCGAACCTGGACCCGGGCGTCCTGTACCGCCTCCAGGTGCAGGCGGTGTCTATCGACGGGATCGTGTCGGCCTGGTCCGACCCGGCGGATATCCTGATGCCGACGGACACGACGCCGCCGCCCACGCCGTCGAAGCCGACACTGTCGCAGCGTCAGGGTGTCTTGATCGTCGGCTGGGACGGGAAGTCCGCTGACGGCGGGGGTATGCCCGCGGACCTGTCCTACCTGAACGTCGGGGTGAAGGGGCCGCAGGACGGGGTCATGGTGCTGCGCGGCTCCCTGGTCCGGGACGGGCAGTGCGTCCTTGCCGGCCTGCCGTTGAACGAGCCGCTCCAGGTTGCCTTGTACGCCGTGGACCGTACCGGGAACGAGTCCGGGTGGGGTGGCGCCGAGTCGATCACGTTGACGGCTGCGGTGGACCCGGACGCGATCAACAAGTCGGTTGAGGAGGCGTTGAAGAAAGGGGACGCCATATCGAAGGTGACTCGTAAGGAGATCCTGGAAATGTTCGCGAAGATGGGCAGGTCCGGGGATATCATTGATGGCGTGTGGCCGCCGTCGCGCGGCGTCGTGGGGAAGTCCCTGTGGGTGTCCCCGGACGGCCGCATCTTCCGGTGTACGAAGCGCGGGAACAAGGAGGAGTAGCAGTGCCGTACCAGCGGGCCAGGCCGAACTGGCAGGACTACCCCGAGGGTGATACGCCGATCATGGCCACCCACATGAATACGATTGAGGCGGGGATCGTGAACGCGACGAACCTCGCTGAGAGCAGCGGCGGGAAGGTGCCTATCGGCGCGCTGATGCCGTACGCGGGTCTGGCGACGCCGGCCGGGTGGCTGCTGTGCAAGGGGCAGTCGCTGGCGAGGTCGTCGTACCCGGACCTGTACGCGGCGATCGGCACCCTGTACGGGGCGGAGGACTCGACTCACTTCAGTATCCCGGACCTGCGCACGCGCGTCCCGGTGGGCGTGTCGGACAATCACGCGACGTTCGGGCAGATGGGGTCGAATGGCGGGGAGGCGTCGCACTTCCTGACCGTCCGGGAGATGCCCTCCCACACGCACGTCCTGAAGGGTAAGGGGACCTCGTTCACGGGTGGGGTGGAGAAGACGAACCTGGGTGGCGGGTCCGGGTGGATGACGGTCACGAACTACACGGGGGCTGGGTCCCCGAACCTGGAGGCGGCCCCCACGGGTGGCGGTTCGGCGCACAACAACATGCCCCCGTATATTGTGCTGAACTACATTATTAGGGCGTCCTGACATGGCGGGGAAGGCGACCGAGTACATTCCGTGGCCCGGGGCGGGGATGCCGCCGGGTGAGCGGACGAACCCGGGCGGCAACAAGACCGCCCCGGACACGAAGGTCGTTCACGGCCGGTACGGGTGGGAGTGGACCGAGGACGACTCCCAGGCTGTTTCGGATGTCAAGGCGGCGGCGGATGCGGCGAAGGGCATCCAGCGGTTCATCAACATCAGCACGGACCAGCTGACGGTGACGGGGACCGCGTTCATCAATGAGGCGATCATCCAGAAGATATGGACGCGGATCATCACCGCGAAGGAGGGCGAGTTCGGCAAGCTGAAGGCCGGCATGATCGAGGCCCACCGCGTGATTGCTGACGAGGTGAAGGCCGGGGCGATCGACGGCATGGTAATCACCGGGGCCACGTTCCAGACGGGGCCTAAGGGGTCTAGGCCGCGTATTTTGATCGATGCTCAGGGCATGGATGTGTGGGATGAGAACAATAAGCGCACGCTCTCTGTGAGCAGTAAAGGGCACGTACGTGTCGATGGTTCTGTGGGCATTAGTGACAGTTGGTCGAACTGTTTTTTCGAGGACGTAACCGTAGAAGGCGGCAAGGATGTCGATTCGGATGGCGTCAAGATGGGTGTTGGGCTGCTTTTCAATCGCAATACGGGTACCGACTATAGGGTGCCTGGGGCTATTACGATTCGGGAGCGGGTCGATAAGATGCCGTCGATACAGCTTTATGCCCCGTCGTGGACGACGTCTGCGGCAAACCTGGAGCTGGCCAGTGGTTTCATATCGATTTGGACACCTAATGGGGCGTCTATGCGCATTGACAATGCGGGCCTGAGGGGGTTCTACAAGAATAATCTGACCTTGGAGTGCACTGACGATCATATTTCTTTTCGTGGTGCGAAGTATCGTGCTGGACAGTTTGGCGTCTTGGGGAATGGTGAGATTATCGCTCTTAGCTGGGACTGGGAGTGCGATGTGTCCATGTATACGACGTCGGATCGTGGGCAGGTGGCTCGTTTGCGGGCGAACAACCATAACTTACAGGTGGGTTCTAAGGATTCTTACGGGTTTCCTGTGCGGTCTAGTGGGAGTATGTGGGTTCACGGTACCCTCAATGCGGACAACAAGAGGTTCTTGATTCCGCACCCCTTGGACCCTATGAACAGGGGGTTGCAGCATTGGTGTACGGAGTCTCCTTGGCCTGGCGTGGAGTACTGGGACAGTGTTGAGGTTGGTTCTGATGGTGCGGCTGTGGTCGAGCTGCCAGAGTACTTCAATGCTCTGCATCGTCCTGATTTGCCCGTGGTTGTGTTGTGTCAGGGTCCTGGTTCGCCGTATGCGTCTGAGGTGCGGCTGGGGCGGTTTACTGTGCATGGTGAGCCGGGGAGCCGTGTGTACTGGCTCGTGAAGGCGGTGCGGCGGTCGGGGGAGACTAGGGGTGATACGTATGAGAATCCGCCTGTTGAGGGCCCGTACGTGTGGGATGATGTGCTGGACGGTGATGAGGGTGATCCGTTGAACCCGAAGGACCTGCGGTGGTTGTATGAGCCGCCCGTACCAACCGAGTGATAGGATTAGTGGCATGAGTGATACGCCCACCAGTGAGGACCTGGGGCGCCAGGTCGAGGTTCTTCAGCGCCTGGTCGTCTCGTACCGTGAGCGTCTGGCCCGGGTGGAGGAGGAGCTTGTGACCGCTGCGGCGAACCTCGCGATCGCCCAGGAGCGGATCGACTCCCTCTCCAAGGAGAACGGGGCCGGGGAGTGACCGCGGTCAGCGAGTACGCCGCGTCCGAGATGCGGTACTGGTGCCGCACCTGGGACTTCGGTGGCGTGGGCTACTCCCAGCCGAACCGGTGGTCCGCCTACGATAGCAGCAGCTGGGCCGGCTGGCTGACCGGCCCGGGGGAGATGGACTGCTCCGCCGGTGTCGCGGGCGCGTACAACATCGCGTTCCACGAGTGCCTCGGCGAGGGGGTGAGGCCCGACATGTTCCCCCGCTCGACGTGGACGGAGTCCCTCCGCCAGGAGGCTCAGGCCCGGGGCTTCGAGGATATTGGTGACTCGTGGACGGGCAGCACCCCGGACGGGGGCTTCGCCGTGGGTGACCTGCTGCTGCGCACCACAGGCGAGGGCGGACACGTTGCGATGATCGTCCGAGACGAGGACGACTCCTTTGATCCCTGGAATCCCCTGATCGCGGAGGCGTGGATTGACTCGGCTGGCAGTATCTACGGTAGTGACGGCGGTGATGGTTCTGCTGCTGATGATAGTGGTGGTGAGTCCCGCCTGGTGAGGTACGGGTCGCACCCGTTGACGGTGGCGGCGGCGTGGTCGACGTGCCTGCGCTACAGGGGCCTGTCCGGCGGGTCCCAGAGGGCTCCTGAGGCTCCTGGGCGGGCTTTCGGCATTGACGTGTCCATGCATCAGCGTGGCATGTCGCTGGCTCCCACGGGGGCCTCCTACGTGGTTGTGAAGGCGTCTGAGGGTTCCGGGTATGAGGACCCGTGCAAGGACGACTTCGCCTCCCAGACGCTCGCGATGGGTGCCCGCCTCGGCTTCTACCACTTCGCGTGGCCGTCGGCGAACGGCGTGGGCGAGGAGGTCGACACGTTCGTCAACGCGATCCGGCCGTACCTTGACCGGCGGCCGTTCCTGTACCTGGACTGGGAGGACCGCGGTGCCTACTACGACTACTCGTGGGCCCGCCAGTTCCTCGACGCCGTTCACGAGCGGACGGGTATCAAGCCGTTCATCTACATGCCCGCGTCGGTCGCCGAGAACGGGGACTGGGAGGGCGTGTCGAACGACTACTGGCTGTGGGCCGCCGGCTACCCGTCCTCGGCGCCCCAGGTGCCGGCTACCCCGGACTGCCCGTACGCGCCGTTCTCCCATGGGTGGTGGACGTTGGCGTGGCAGTACACGGGTGAGGGGCGGGCCCCCGGCTGGGACAACGATCTTGACCTGAATGCCTGCTACCGGCCCGACGTGCTCGGCCTTACTGGAACAACTACTACTGACGAGGATTGGCTTACGATGCCTGCTGCCGTTGACCACCTGAGGACCATTGCTGACGCCATCACCCCCGGACAGGAGGGTGTGAAGCATGCCGGCGCCATCTACCTGCGCGTGTCGGAGACTGAGGCGGCCGTCCTGCGCATGGAGAAGCTTCTCCAGGAGGGTGGCAAGAAGTCGGTTTACAACAGGTTGGATGACCTGGAGCGCTATGCTGCTGCGATGAGTGCTGACCTGGCTTCCATCAAGAAGTCTCTTGAGGTTCTCGCCAAGAACGCGGCCTGACGTTTTGTTGGGTTCCGGTACTACTGTAAGGATGTGAGAGTATGAGCAAGCACCTGGCTCTGACCACCGACCGCACTACCCTGGACGGCCTGTTCACCCCTGAGCGCCGCAAGGCGTTCTACGGCCTCGCCAGCGCTCTGCTGGCCGTGGGGCTGGCAACGAACCTGTTCACTCCCGACGACGTGTCCCGCGTCGCCGACGCTGTCACCTCCCTCGTGGGTGTCCTGACCGGTGTGGTGGCGTTCCTTCACACTGGTGGCGTCTACAAGGCGCCGACCCAGCCGGTGGACGAGGCCTGACAGGAGTCCTTGTTGGCCCCCTGGTGGTGGGACGTGGAGATGGTCAACGCGGTCGCGGCCCTGATCGGCGCGGTGGCTGCGCTGGCGTCGGGCGTCATGATCGGGAGGGCCAGGTCTCGCCCGGAGAAGGAGCGGCAGGCGGCCGAGATTGCTGCTATCCGTGCGGCTGCGGAGCAGGCGGCCGAGCAGACGACGAACAACCACGGCACGAACCTGCGTGATGACCTGACCGCGGTGCAGGGCCGGGTGGACCTGGTGCTCGACGCGTTGGCGGCCGAGTCCCGTGCACGCCGTGAGAAGGACGAGGAGTTCGGGCGGAAGCTTGACGCTGTCGCCCTGTCCGCGCACATAGATCATAGTGAGATCTTTCAGCGTGTGGCGGCCCTGGAGCATACGACGGCGGACTGCTCGCTGTCTCGGCTTCCTCGGGACCCGGAGGGTGTGGTATAGTCCGTGCCTGGCCGCGCTTTGTTGAAGGCGACGAGGGGCGCGGCCGTGCATGTGGTGGTGTGAAGAAATCCCTCCGGCAACCTTCAGCGAGGTTGCCGGAGGGATTTCGCCGTCAGGGCGCCATGTAGGCGGGGAGGCCCGTGACCGTGTCGACGCCGACGTGCTTCGCCCTGCTGAGCGGGGCGGCGACGCGTCCGCCGTCGACGGCGACGACTCCGATCGGGCTCTCATCGTAGTCGAGCAGGACCGCCTCCCGCGTGGCGGCCTCCCTCCCGGGGTCGACGACGATCCTGAGACAGTCCTCCTCGGGCTCGGCGACGATGACGCCGGGCGGGAGGCTCACGGGCTCGGTGCAGTTCGCGAACTCCCGGAGGCGGCAGGCCGCGTCGGCGCGAAGGACGCTCTCATCAAGGCGGCCGTTGAAGGCCTTGAGCGTCTCCGTTGAGATCTCCAGGCGGTATGACCACCTGTCCTTGAGGAGGCGGACATGGGATGGTATGCGGCTCATTGTTCTCCTTTCAGTATAGTGGCGAGGTCTTCCAGTGTCATGAGGACCCATTGGTCGCCGGGGTTCTGGACGCGCTGCCGTTTGGCGACGACGACGCCTGCGGCGGCCCCGGCGTTTCCGGCTTCGCGGTGTGCTTCGACGATCCAGGTGGCGGGGTGGAGGCGGCCCGCGTACTCCTTGCACTCGATGACGACGGGCCGCCCCATGGCGTCTTTGACTCCTCGGATGTCTCCTAGGTCCTTGGCGCCGGTGCGCACCTGCCGGTCGATGCCGTCGTCTCCGAGTGTCTCCTTGAGGTAGTCGGCGACGGCTCGTTCGAATGCTGCCCCGGCCTTGCGGGCTGTGGTGCGGCTACGGCTCATCCTCGAGCCCTCTCCAGGTTGATGATGCGCCCGTAGAGGCGCCCCATGTCCAGGTAGAAGGCCGCCGTGCTGTCCATGTCGTCCGCGTAGATGGCGGCCGCCAGGCTGCCGGCGTAGGCGAGGAGAAGCGAAAGCGCGCCCTCGTAGGTGTCGATCTCGGCGAGGAGGGGCCGGGTGATCTCCTTGGGGCTGGGCTCGTCGGAGGCGCCGTTGGCGAGGAGCGCGTCACGGGCGTCGCAGACGTCGTCGAAGGCGACCCTGGCGGACGCGACACGGTCCGCGGGCGTCTCGGCGTGGATGATGTTGAGGATGTTCGTGCAGTGGATGGCGATCTCTCTCGTGGCTTGCTGGCGGCTCACGGCCGTCTCCTTTCTGGTTTGTGCTGGCGGGCGTGGAGCGGGCACAGTGGGGTCGCCGTGAACCGCCATCCTCGGTTGGTGGCGCGCTTCTCAGCCTCACGGCGCGTGTCGCCGGGGTGGCTGCGGAACGTGGCGTGGCAGGCGGGGTGGCCGCATCTGGCGGCCCAGGCGAGCCCGTTCACGGTTTGTGCGGGGATCATGCGGCGCCGTCCTTGAAGTCGCGGATGGCCTGGCACTGGACGATCTCGGTGAGACGCTCGTCGTGTGCCTGTACCGGCCACCCGCCGACGATCTCGTCGAGGAGCTCGTTGGCCGCGTTGAGGGCGTCCTCCTCGATGGCGTCCATGCGTTCGTGGGCGCCGTCGGCGCCGAATGACAGGGCTTCCATGCAGGCCCAGTAGGTGCGGGCCCGGTCGAGTCCCTCGACGGTGATGAGGGGGACGTAGTCGGCTGCGCCGCCCCGGAGGACGTCGACCTTGTGGGTGTGCTCGTCGACGAGGATGAGGTCTCCGTTGTCTGCGACGATGATCGGTTTCCCGATGTGCTTCCGCAGGTGTTGCAGCTGGCTGCCGGAGATGACGCCGATGCCTTTCATTTCTGTTCCTTTCTTCTCCACTGGTGTAGGGCTTGTGGTGTGACTTGCGCCCATTCTGCGATGTCGGTTGGGCGCATGCCGGCCTTGTAGGCGGCGTTTGCTGCGGTGTGCAGTGCCCGCCGGGCTTGGGCGGCCTGCTGGTTGGCGTCGTCTAACTGCTGGCGGGCGGCTCGTACTCGTTTCTCCCATGTGCTGGGCATTCTGTCCTCCTTTCTGCGTGGCCCCACCCCACGGCAGGGCCGCACAGATGGCTAGTCGTCGCTGAGGGCGATGAGGGCGCCGATGATGAGGAGGGCTCCTGCGATGGAGAGCCCCCATCCCCAGCCTGCCAGGTAGGTGATTCCTCCGATGAGGAGGAGGTAGCCGATCCAGAAGACTGCGGCGACGCCGTCGATCTTGTTGTCTCGCATTGTTTGCGCCGCCTCCTAGAACGGGGGTTCCGTGGTGGCGGGGCGGCCGGTGTTCCACGGGTCGGCTGCGGCGGCGGCCTGCGGGGCGGTCGGCTGGGAGCCGGGCTGCCCCTGGGGCTGGCGGGGCGGCTGCACGCCCCACGACCTGACGGTCAGGTCGAGGGCCGCGTGCGC